TCGAAGAGCAGACCGTTCAACGGCTCCAACTGCATGTCGGCGGCGGCGACGGTGACGCTGTCGTCGGAGACGACGAGGTTGGTGTTGTCGGCGATGTCGTGGATCCGGACAACCGTCGACGATTCCGGTGCGTACCGTCGGGTGATCGACGTCGCGGCGGCAACATCGAAGCGGCGTTGACAATGCGTGTTGATCGCATCCTCCGCCGAGGTCAACGCCAACTGCAACTCGACCTGATTCGCGGCGATCTCCGAACCGACATACGCGGCGAAGTCGGGCAGCGTGACGTAGGGCATCAGACCTTCTTGGCGGTCCGCTTCTCACCCGGGGCACGCGTCGCCTGTTCGACTTCGCGGCGACGTTCGACGGTCGATTCGACAGGCTCGAACCGGAACTCTCGGCCCTTGACACGCCAGTCCTTGTCGTCGATGACCTGACCGGCCGACACGGAATGCGGGATGCTGTTGCTGTCCCACACCACGAACGACTCGACACAAACGAGATGAGCCATGCTTTCCTTCTTTCCAAACAGGGAGCGGTTCGTCGGGTCGGAGAGACAGGACCCCGACCCGACGAAACCGAGTGAGGTGGGTCAGGCTGCCGACGGAACGTCGAGCATCCGGAACGCGTCATCGTTGACGCTGTCCGAACCGACCCGGAAGTACGCGTACCAGCCGCGCGAACCCGTCGGCCGGCCACCACCGCCGACGGCGAACAGATGCGGGATGAACTCCACGGTTGTCCCGATCCGGTCAGCGATGACGAAGTTGTCGAAATCGCCATAGATCAGGATGAAGTTCGACACCGCACCAGCGGTCGTGACCACACCGTCCATCGCCTCAGCTTCGATCGCGCGGCGACCGAGGAGTTGCGGTGGCAGGTTGGCGCCGGCCAGGTTGTCCCAGAACCCGCCACCACCGGACGTGTCGAACCGGCGGATCAGGTTGTAAATGGAGTGGTTCGCCAACCACGACGCATTCGTCCGGTAACGGCCCGGCAGAGCGCCTTCCAACGTGTACACGTCGGCGATCGCAAACGTGTCATCGGCGGCGGCGTTGATCTCCGACGCGGTGCCGGTGAGAGCCGTCACAATCCCGATCGGGGTTGTCCCGGTCGCAAACGCCGTGTTCTCCAACGTCTCCTTGCCGAACATCAACAGACGGCCCACTTCGGACGTGACGTTCGCCTCATCCATCAACGCCTCAATTGAGATCGGGACGAACCCGGCTCCCTTGTAGATGGTGATGGCCGGCTGAGCGAACGTTGTCGCGTCGTCGGAAACCTCTGCGGCTTCCGAATCCCACGACCACGCCACCGCCGTCGAGCTCACACCGTTCCAGATGTCGCCGGTGGCGACAACCTGACGGGCGACGGACCGGATCCCACTCTGCGACCCGGCCGACGTGATGATAACCGTCGGGTCGAGCTGGAACGGAACAAGGAACCCGCCGGCTGCGTCGGTGAGCGACATTGCACGCTCAACAGCTTGGGCTTCGTCGACGGTGAACGACTGCGACTTGCCACGGGCCGCCTTCGAGAACGCCCGCAGATAGGCCGGAGTCGACGTGTACAGGCACATCCGGGAAATGTCACCGTTGTCGTTGTCGAACTTCTCGATGATGTTCGTGGCGGCTTCACGGACCGCTTGTGACGCACCGGACATCTTCTCGATGGCCGAGATGGCACGCGACCGGAGTTCGGAGCCAACCTCGCCGGGGGTGCGACTGAACGTCCGCATCTCCGACAGATCCCACGGGTTGCGGAACCGGTGATCTTCGATCGAGTCGGGCTCACCCATGAAGTCGCGGTCGAGTTGGCCGCCGTCGGAGCCCCGTTCGACACGGAACTGGCCGCGGGGGTCACCGGTGACGGCAAGGAGCCGCTGCCGATCCGCTTCACGCTCAAGCGTCTTGCGATGCTGGTCGAGGTCGCGGGACTCGTCCATCAGATCATTCCAGTACGTTTCGTCTTCGACGGTGAGTCCACCGCCATCGTCGCCGTCCTGGGCCTTGGTGTGGAGCCGTTCGACTTCGTCGGCGATGTCTTTGAGCCGGTTCACGGCTTGCTTGTGGGATAGTTCAATCTTTCCGCTCATGTTGGGCGGCCTCCTGTGATTGCGGCGGCGACACGCGCTTCGAGTGCCTGGCGTTCTTCACGCAGAACTTCGAGGGGTCGCCGAGGGCGAATGGTGGGGGTGTACCCGGAGGCAGCCTGCCGTCCTTCGTCACTTTCAACTTCGGTGGTGTGCTGCTCCGTGGGAGGCGGCACGGTTTCGGTTTGCTCCGCCGAAGGCGGGAGCGTTGCGAGGAGTCGTTCCACAGCGGCCAAACCGACACGGTCGGTGTAGCGGGCGAGGAACAGCGGATCGTGGGTGAGACGATCGAGATAGGTGTCGGTCATCGACCGGATCCCGGACGACGCGTTGTCGTAGGCGGGGAACGTGACCGGACCGAACTCGTACAGGTCGAGGTCGGTGATGGTGCGTTCGGGCAGTTTCGCCGGGTTCGCCTTCGTTGCGGTCTTCGGATCGACCCATTCTTCGGCGACAACCTTGAATCGGAACGACGCACCGAGCAGACCGGCCTGAGCGGCAGGGATCACGAAATCGTCGTTGTACGACGTGCGGATCAGCGACACTTCGTAGTAGGCGCCGGTTTCGTCTTCACGGAGGTCGACGATGGGGCCGAGCGGTTTGTTGCCGAGCTGCGGGTCGTGGCCGTGGTCGTACAACACTTTGATCTGGTCACGTCGTTCGGCGAACGTCCGCAGGAATGCGCCTGGGGCGATGCGTTCCCGGAACGTGCCTTCCCACACAGAGTCGATGTCGGTCCACTGGTTCGTCACCGAGAAATGTCCGAACAAGGTGCGGCCGTCGCCGTCGCCGTCGGCGCGGAGTGTGGCGGCGTCGCCGGCGACGAGGGCACGGACGAGGTTGTCGGTGGGGGTTTCGACCCGATCGGTGACTGTCATGAGATGAGCTCCTTCGCCGGTGTCGACCCATTGCCGTTCATGGTTGGGGTGCCGTCTGACGGCGGTTGCAACTGAACCGACAACTTGCCGGTGTGAACCAACAACGTTTCGTCCTCGGCGGCGGTCGCAGCCATCACCGACTCCGGGGTGTAGCCGCCGTCGGTGAGTGTGCGGATCGCCTGCGCCTTCACCGCCCAAATGTCCGCGGCATCCTTCGCGTCTTCCTGTAGGAACGCGATGTCGGAGGCGTCATACCACAGACGGGCCCCGGTCGGCGGGGGGATCAACGTTTCGAGCGACCCGGAAACGTTCTGCCACAAATGCCGCAACGGGATATCTGAGAAGCGGCGGCGTGCTGCGCCGTAGTTGCCGGCGTTGAGACTTGATCCCTGCATCCCTTCGGAGAACTGGGCGATGATCGCACCAACACCAGACGCCGCCGCAACCCGAGTCTCCGACGCACCTTGGATCGCTTTGAAATCGAGCTCATGCAACGACGCGCCGACCACTTTGACGTCGGCGCCGCCACCAAGAAACAGCGTCTTGCCGGCATTCTGGACGCCTTTATGGTTGGCGTTCATCCGTTCAACGAACGCGTCGAACGCCTCCGGTGACACATCAGCTGCCAATGACACCGCCAGGTTCGGAGTCGCCGCATTCTCGTACACGTTCAACCGGTGCCGGTTCGCCGCCTTGTCCGATGTGAGGTCGGAGATGATCGGCGTCAACCACGACATGCCACGGAACGACGCCATCGGATCCGGCGACGGCGCGAAATGGGCGACCTCGTCCGGCAGGAACACCGTCGGACGACGGTCACGCTGACCGCCGTCGAAATACACGTAACCGGCCCGTTTGAACCCGGCCACACCACCATTCGCGAACCGCTGCTCCAACACGATGTCGGTCCAGTCGGGACGCAACAGGCCGAGATCGCCGTCGTCGCCTGAGTAGACGTAGGCGTTGCCGGCGAAGTCGGCGTGCAAGATCATCTGCCCGAGCAGATCGCCGGTTGTGCCACCCATCCACGGCCGCTCCAACCGGTTCAGAGCGCTGGTGCCGAACAGATCACCCGGCTTCCCGGACCGCAACCGCTGCCACAGAAACCGTGCCTGTGAGAACACCTGCAACCGCACCGTCGCACACGTCCACACAATCCCGTTGGACCGCAGACCGTGTTGGACGTAGCCGGCGAAATTCTCGCCGATCGGTTCCGTTTTCGAGTTGGGCTGCGTGAAGTTCAAACCGAGCGGATACTGCGAACCCTGATAGCTGAACGACCCACCCAACCCGCCCATGCCCAGCCACGACACGTAATCCTCGAGGGCGTAACGGCTGACGGGCTGCTTACGGACGAGAGGCTCGAGGAACTTCACGATGAGCCTCCAAGTACCTGTTGACGTAGGCGGCTGCGATCAGCTCCACCCCGGCGACGATCAGACCGGCCGGCACGAACACCAGCCCGGCACCGACCGCGATCAGCAACGCCCCGGCAACCGCGAACACGACGCTCATACCCACGCCCCTAACGGTGTCGTTGGCGGATCTTTCGGGACACCACCGGCGGCGACCGTCACAGAGACAACAGCGGTGATCTCAACCCGCGACCGCTGCTCATCCCAAGATGATGCGCCTTGCGTGGTGGTGCGCCGCTTCGCCCGCTTCACAGCCCGGTTCAAATCGGGATCGTCGAGATGATGCAACATCGGGTTGCCGTCCCCGTCGAACGCCGCCGCCGCGATAAACGCACCGAACGACTGCGCTGCTTCGACCGCGCCGACCTCGCACACCTCGACGCCCGCTTCGCGAAGGTCGGCGATCAGCGCACCCTCGGCGGCCGACTTGCGGACACGCACCGGGATCCGTTTCTCATCCCAATACTTCTTCGCAACCGGCACAACCCACCAGGTGCCAGCCCGATGATCCAACGCTTCGACGTGGAGCCGTCCGTCTTCGCGGCGACCGGCCAAACCGAAACACGCCCACTGCGGCCCCAGCTCGAGCGGCGACACCGCCAACGCCAACGCAGCGTGCGACACGATCCGCGACCCACGATCAGCGAGCTCAACCCAACGCGGAATCTCACCGTCGCCGATCTCTTCGTCCCAGATGCCGAGCCCCTCACGCAGAAACGACTCCGGGGTGAGCTGCTTACGCATCCGCATCATCGACGACTCCGGCGTCCTCATCGGAAACGAAGGATTCGCCTTCGCCCACTGCTTACGGTCCAGCGGACTGCAACCACGATCAGCCGAAAACTCGATGAACGCCGTGTCGGTGTCCTCGCCCGCCAACACCTCGCGGCGCTTACGGATGAACACATCAGCCGGATCGGTCGGCTTCGGCGGTGTCCCCATGAACAACGGCAACGCATTAGTCGCCGTATTCATCGCCGGGATCATGTCGTCCAACGCCTTGTCCGACAAGATCTGCGCCTCGTCGAACACCTCAACATCAACATCATCGAAACCACGCCCGAAGCCACGTTCACGGGCACCGAACAGAATCCTCGAGCCGTTCTTGAACCGGACCGTCATCGTGTCGATCAACACCTGCAGCACATGCGGAGCGATCTTCTTGCGAGCCGCGAAACCCTGCACCTTGCCGAACGTCTCACGCGTCGTCTGCTCATGATGCGACGTCCACAACACCGTCAGCTTCGGATGCAGCAGACACAACGCGAACACGATCGACACGATCAGGAACGTCTTGCCGACCTGACGCGGGATCGACACCACGACACCGCCGACCGTCGCCGCATACTTCCCGTCCGCACGCTTCGCCAGGATCAGCCGACCGGCACCGTCCTGCCACGAATCAAACGTGATCCCCAACTCGGCACACTTGTCACGCACCGCCGGCCAACCCGTCGACGTGATCCCCGACGGCGCCACCACATGACGCGCCAACTCAGAGAGCTTCGACGTTCCAGCTTTCGTCGGGCGTCGGGTCGCGGCCATCGCCCTCCTCGCCCGCCGCATCGATCGCATCGATGTCGCGGGTGATCTCCATCAGCCGACGCGTCAACGCCGCCAAATCCCGAGCCGGCGTGTTCGGATTCTCAACATCAGTCGCGACACGATCCCGCAACGCAGCCAACAACTCCCGAGGCGTCCCACGCTCCGCAGCCTGCGTCACCGTCAACTTCCGACGCCTCTTCGACTTCTCATCCGACTGAACGACATGCAGACCCTTGCGTGCAGCCATCACATCACCTCATGGAAAAATGGGCGCACTCTCTCGGATGAGAGCGGGCTC